TTAGCATACTTAAGGTCTGCTTCGGGTTTGATTTCATATTCATATCCATTAATTTCAGTAATCATTTTTGTATATCGCTATCAATTTTTTTGTACCTTTTCCATTAGAATGTAAAACTCCTAAATTTATTTTTTAAATCAGATTGGTGCTCTTCGTCATTATACTCCTCTTCCTGTCCAGAGTCAAGTATATCCTTTTGAGCCGATTGGTCAACATCGTATAAACGCATTTTTGCTCTATCTATTCCTACTACAAATTTTTTGTGTAGGGATTTATCGCTATACCTGTTTTTAAGTTGTTTCACAAGTATTTGATTTAATTGTTCTAATTCATCTGTAGAAATTAAAGCGAAAAGAAAATCAGCAGTTGCAGGCAAACCAAAAGATTCAGAAGTATCTGTCAACTCTGGGTCAGATGATGCAAATCCAGACCTAGTTGTTTGGGTTGCACTCATAATTGGAACATTAAACTCAACTGCAAGACCTCTTAGTTCTTCGGCAATAGATTTAACATAAGAATATGAATTTACAGATATATTTCCTTTGTATCTACTTGATGCGCAAATGTTAAGATAATCAATAAAAATAACATCTGGTTTGAATGATTTCTTCAAAGCCAATTCATTTAGCAATGCCTTGAAGTGTCCAGCATGTGCAGAAGCAGTTGGATATTCTTTGATAATTAAAGATCCCTGTGTCTTTCTTGAAATGGAATTAATCTTATTTTCAAATGTAGATTTAGGTAAATCTTTAATATCTTGAATATTAATATTCATTTGGTTGGCATCAATTCGCTCAGCAATTTTCTCTTCTGCCATTTCAAGCGTAATGTACAATACATTCCTCCCCTGGAGCAAGTAGGAGCCAGCCATGTGGCACATGAATAAAGACTTGCCGACATTCGTACCAGCAAGTGCGATGTTAAGAGTTTTAGGAGAGAGCCCACCGTTCGTAATTTTATTAAAATATTCAAGATCAAAAGATAGTTTGCTTTCTTTTTTATTGTATAAATCATACCGTAATTCGTAATCTAGTAAATAATCGTGTCCAACATGGTTATCAAAACTCACTCCTAATGCATTTGATAAAATAGATGGAATTGAATCCCTGTTTTTCTTTTCGTCTTTTCCATCTGCAATCTGAATGGATTCCATAAGAGCAAGATAAATTGCCCTATCTTTACACCACTTTTCAGTTACATCAATCAACCACTGCAACTCAGATGGAACATTGTCTATTGCACTGATGATTGAAACTATTTCTTTGTATGAAGATTCATTCAGATCTGTCCTGTTTTCTACTTCAATTAATAAAGCTTCATTTGTTGGCAATTCATTGTATTTTAGTATAAAAGAGCTTATTTCAACAAAGATTACTTTTTGATTATAATCCTGAAAATATTCTTCTTTTAAAAATGGAAGTACTTTCCTAGTGTACTCTTCATTATAAATTAAATTTCTTAGAATCAAAAACTCAATCTTTTCCATCAAGTACCATAACTAAATTCTTCTTTTGCGATCTCATCCAATTTCTGCATTACTTCTTCGGTGAAGTATTGTTCGGGATTTGCGAGAATCTGCTTCCCATAGATTTTTTTACCGTTGATCTCATATCTACCTGAAACATTTTTCCATAAACCGCCAATCTCACCGAGTTCAAGCAGTCCATAATATCGATCAAGACCGCGTTCATCATAAAACAAACGAATCTCAACATCTTTATTTTCCTTACTTAAACGCGATTTAGCAGTCTTAGCCTTGATAATATTGCCGACCACTTCCGTTCCATCCTTTTCTTTTTTCTTGCTAAGATAGATGATTGTACTTGCTGCATATTTGAGTCCAGAACCTCCTCCCATTTCTTTAGTTGGTACATAAGCTCCGATGACATCGTATGTGTGATTCGTGACAAGAAGTGGGACATTTGCTTGACCTAGTTTGAGTGTGAGCATTCGGAAAGCACCTTTGACCAATTGCGATTTAGTCATATCACGAACTTGTTTATCATTGAGTGCATCAGTGATTTCCTTTTCTGTTGAAAGCATACCTAGAGAGTCTAGCACAAACATGCATGGTTTGCGCTCTTCCATTGGTTTTTTGAGATAAATGTCAACTGCTTTCAGCGCCTTTCCACGGAACTCTTCAACAGTAACAACATTAACAACCACAAGACGAGAAGTATCAATTCCACGAGATTCTACCAGTGATTTATTAATAGCAGCTTCAGTGTCAAAGTAGAGACAGTAACCATCGGGATGAGTATCAAGAAAGTTCTTAACAACGGCGAGAGAGAAAAAAGTCTTTCCAGTAGAAGACTCTCCAGCAATAGCAGTAATCTTATTCCCAGATACACCACCAAATATGCTACCTGAAACCAGTGCATTAAAAATGTATGAACCTGTATCAACATAAGTTTCAGTCTCTTCAATATCTGATGCAAGTTTGGTGTATTCACCACCAACCTCTTTTATAATTTCTTTAAGAAAATCCATGTGTCTCCTATAGTTGTATGTAGTATAGCACTAAAAGAAAAATGAATCAAGGGTGTTTTGCTTCTCAATTTTCCACCCAATAATGTCTAATATCAATTTAAGAGGATTCAAAAATGTTTTCTCGAATTGCATATTGTAATCAATATACTTTTCTAGTTCAAATTCTGGTGGTAACTTTTGAATATAAGAGATTACATTTTCATGAATTGGATTTGGGAGTTTCAAATAGCAATACTTAATTTTTTCACCGTTCTTGATTATAGAATATTTTCTTTGTAGTTTTTTATCTTTGATGTAATGATTATATAGAATTGCACCTCTCACATGTATTGGAGTTCCCTTTTGATACATCGTTAAGTTCGACATAAATTTGGTAACTTCATTTATAGATTTTGGGAAAGATACTTCTTCTGGTGTCAATTTGAAAAACTCTTCCCTAGTTTTAGCAATGAAATCTATCATTTCATTTTCATCGGAAGACATGATTAACCTAATAGCTTGTTTAATCTTGTCCCTACAGAAAGCAGGAGTGGAAGACCTAATAGCTTCAACGCCAGTCATTGCTAATTCAGGTTCGGAATACCTAACTCCTTCGTTATCCCAAACATTAGCGATATATCTTTTCTTAGAAATAAATACCGCTCTGTCTGTGATTTTCTCTCTCTTCATGTGGAGTCTATGAGCATATGCATTCAAATATTCTGCTAGCTCTTTATATGAATCATCCACATAATCTTGGATTTTTGTAGAAAAAATAGAATCAAGAAAGTCGATAATTTCAAGTTTATCTGGATTCTTGTTTTTAAATATAAAATCAACAAGAGGTTTCATATTCAAAAATGCAGAATCTGTATCACAGTAAACTACATAATCTATTCCATCTGTTTTGAGAATTTTATTGAAGTACTCATTAAACTTCTTTTCAATCCATCGAATTGCAAGTTGTCCAGTATATGTTACTGCCTCAGCATTTCTCAGATCATAAAATCTAAAGTAAGGATTACCAGTTGCTCCATAACATGAATTAAGACATACTTTAATAGATTGTTCTTTGACACTATACATTGAAATCTGTTTCTTCAACTTACTAGAATGTGATTTCTCATATTCTTTCTTAAGTTCTTTCATCTTATCCTTATAAAATTTCCTTTTCTGGAACATCTTATCAAGAAGTTCTGGTAGGAAACCAATTTGATCCTTTTTATACATGGATCCATTTGGACAAACGGAATATTTAAAACCTTCAGGTATATTTGCCGTTTTTTGTAAGACAGAATCAATTGATATATTGGAAAATCTATCTTTCACTAGAGTATCTGGACTGATGTTAAGTCCCATCATAATGTGTGGATACAGTGAGGTTAAGTCCATACTGACCACATAGTCGTAAGATCCAGGAACTGGTTCTTTCACAAAAGCACCAACAAATTTATCTGACTTTTCTTTCGCTGGTTCTTTTAATGGGATTACGATTTTTTTCCTACGAAGATAATTGTAGATAATAGTATCCCACATTCTAACTTGATAAAATACATCTTCAAAATTAGTTTTAGAATCAAATGCAAGCATGATTGCTAATTCAATCATGTGGAGTTTGTCCTCTAACTTATTTACGAGCTCAGTATCAATTACATTATATCTTACAAATGTATTCCAGTCTTTATCGTAAAAATCTTTGAATGTTTCATACTCACTATGATCTAGTTTATTTTGACCTAGTTCATTAAATGCAATAGTATCCAGTCTAAAGTTTTCAGGTTTTTTAAACGAATACTTCTTATAAAGATCAAAATAATCTACAATTGAAACCCCAAAAATATCATAGACTGTTTGGAATTCATCTTTTCTAACTTCAGCTTGTCTATCTGAAATCCAACCATAAGGAGACATTTTTTTAGTCTCTTTCGTTCCAAGCAATCTATACATTCTTCCAATAATATATGGGAAGTCATAATAGAGACAATTCCATCCAGTAACGATTTCTGGTGTGTTCTCTTGCCAGTAGTTTAGAAAAGAATTAAGTAGATGCGCTTCGTCATGACAATAAAAATACTTGTGGTCATTTAAATTTTCTGAGAATTTTCTAGTCCCCCAAGTAAAGATTTTTTTAGTTGTATAATCTTGAATTGTAATTAACAGAATCTCCTCATCACATGTCTTTGGATCTGGGAATCCATTTTCAGATGCACACTCAATATCAATTGCAAAGATCTTAATTTTGGTTATGTCATAATCAATTTGATCTTCGCTATAATTATCAGAGATGTACTGGTATATAAAAGTCTCATTTCCAAATACCTCAAATCCATCTACATTCTTATATTTGGAAACAAACTCTTTAGACTCTTTAATTGTGCCAGGATGAATCGTTTTAACATATGACCCATCAAGAGTTTTATATTCACTCTTCTTGTCTGTCTTTACATAAAATGTTGGCTTATATTCAACTACATCTTTAAAGTGTTCTCCATTATCATAACCACGAACATAGATTCGATTTCCAAGTTGTTTTACATTAGTATACCAACGCATCAGCTATTTACCAAATTGTTATACTTATCTAGAATTTGTTGTTTTGGTTCAGATATTGTCAAAATTTTATCTGAGCTAATCATAAAAACATTTTGACTAGTATATGGAATCAACCATTGAGTAAGAGTTGCACTTTGAGTTACTTTATCGTAATTAATTACATATGGATCAATCAATCTACAGTTTGGTTCTCCAATATCAACTGACACTTCTTCAATTTTCGATATCAGTATCTGATTTGTATGTAAAACAATAATGGATACAGTATCATAAATTTTAATAATCTCTTTATCCATAATTCAATAAGCAGCTGTCCAATCCATTATAGCAATAAAAAAGGGAGAAGTCAACCGACCTCTCCCGTAAATTTTATTTAATTAAAACCAGACTTTTTTCTTTTGATGATCTGGAATTACT